TATTACTGGACTTTAAATTCTTATGCGTTGCGTCCTCGTAAAGCAAAAGAGTTTATACCCGAAGTAGCAAAAGATACTGCTCTTAGTGAAGAAGCAGTATCAGCTATTGTTTCTTATTACTGGCAAGAAGTAAGAAAAAGCTTGAGTAGTTTGAAACACCCCAGAATACATGTCTCAAATCTTGGAGATTTTGTGACAAAACACTGGAAGCTAGATGACAAGATTGATATGCTTGAGAAGTTTGAAGAGAATAACAAACAAAAAGGATTGCAGAAAATAACAGCAAGGTATAAAACTGCAGAAACTTTGTTTGATCTAAAAAATTTAAAAAAGCTTATGGCAGAGGAAAGCCAGAGAGCTGAGTTTATAAAGATGCATAAAAATGAGTCTAAAAGAGAACATAATACGGATCTGGAAAGCAAAGAATCAGATACTTGAAGGTGTTACCAACTCCATCTTTAAAAGAGAAGATGTTGAAGAAATAGCTAAAGAAAGAATGAGTATCTGCAGAAAGTGTGACCTCTACACAGAGGCAGACTCTGGGTGTGTAGTTGCAGGTACAACTCCGTGTTGTAATCAGACAAAAGGTGGATGTGGTTGTTCTCTTGGATTTAAAACCAGATCATTAAGCTCTGACTGTCCGCTTGGAAAATGGAAAGCAGAGATGAGTCAGCAAGAAGAAGATTATCTAAATCAGAAGCTTGGCCTTTGAGACCGGAAGAAACGATAGCACTAGATGTAGTTCACTCAATCTACAAGACAAAGACCATCTATCAAAAGATAGAAGGTGGTGAGCTATATCCAGAAAAAAAAGAAGTCCTGGTCAAACAGATCAAGGTAAAAAAGTGGTTTAAAAAAGACTGCATCAGCTCAATAGAAGAATACGTTAACAGTAAAAATAAAATAAGTAAGCACCGCTCTGTGGTGTTTGATAAATTCTCAGGAAGGTTTTATGCAACCTTTCATAGTCCGCAAGATGTTTTACGTCAAATATCCTCCACCCCTATGAATAACCCAATTGGATTCAACCATGATAATAACGTTCACTCCTCAACATCACAAATACAGCAGCATAGAGCCAGACGGAATTGACTGGCTAAGTGTAACCTCGTTTATATCAAACTTTAAACAACCATTTGACGCTGACACTATAGCTGCTAAAACAAGTAAAAGTAAAAAATCTAAATGGTACGGCATGACTCCAGAAGCTATTAAAGAAGCTTGGAAGTCAGAAGCAAATAGAGCAACAACTCTTGGTACTTGGTATCATAACTGCAGAGAAAGAGATATATGTGAGCTAACAACTATGGAAAGACATGGTTTTGTAGTTCCTGTTGTAAAGCCAATAGAAAAAGACGGTATTAAATTATCTCCAAATCAAAAGCTTGCAAATGGTGTATACCCTGAACACATGGTATACTTAAAATCAGCAGGGCTATGTGGTCAGTCAGACTTGGTAGAAGTAGTAGACGGAGCTGTACACATTACTGACTATAAGACAAACAAAGAAATTAAAGTAGAAGGATTTACAAACTGGGAAGGCGTTACTCAAAAAATGCTGGCTCCTGTTTCTCATCTTGATGATTGTAACTTTAATCATTACGCTTTACAGTTATCTCTTTATATGTTTATTATTCTTAAGCATAACCCTAGGCTTAAGTTTGGTAGTCTTACTATTCATCACATTCTTTTTGAAGAAGTAGATAAAGATAAGTTCGGTAATCCAATTACTGCACTAGATACAAATGGTGATCCAATAGTAAAAGATATTGTACAATATGATCTTCCTTTTTTTAAGCAGGAAGTAATTAGTCTTTTACACTGGTTAGAAGATAACCGTAATAAATTAAAAGCTAAATAATGATTGTACAGACTATACATGAAATACTTAATCCTTTTGATGTAGAAGTCAGAGAGCTTGGTTATGGTGTTGCCCTGTTTATGATAGCCGGCTCTATTCATTCTAATCCACAGTTTATTGTTAGGTTTTATCATAGTGGTGAATTAAGAACAGTAGACCAAAATGATATACGTGTGTATGGAAATCCAACAGCAGGAGAAACAATAAAACCTAAACCTTTTGAAGATGATAAGACTATTTGATATACAAAACGGAAAGGTAACAGCATCAGAACACTGCTATACCTTAAAGTTTTTAAAAGATATAATGGATGCATATCCAACTGAACATTTACAGATATATGCTTATCTGTTTTATATGACTTGTCCTAACCCTGACCTTAATCCCTTTTTTGATGTACCGGAAACCGAGAAAGAAGAAATTATTCTTAGAGAGATTGACGCTGATTTCTCCCTTGATGATGATCTTATTACCAACGGTATTAAGATGTGTGAAAAGCTCTACCAGACACCAACGTATAGAGCATACATGGGTATTAAAGCAATGCTTGATAGGCTTGCGAAGTATATGGAAACCACAGAGATTGAACACGGCAGAGATGGCAACATTACGGCTCTTGTTAATGCAGCCGCAAAATTTGAGTCCATCAGGCAGAGTTTTAAAGGTACGTTACGAGATCTGGAAGAAGAGCAGCAAAGCCAAGTAAGGGGAGGACAGAACTTAGCTTATGATCAATAATGTAAGGTGACGAAACTGGCAGACGTGCCCTCTTGTCTCGAGGGTGTGGACGCTCTGATAAAGACAGGATAATGGGTTGACCACAATACTAGTAGCTGTCCTGATCCTAAAGACCACATGGTTGTTCGACTCAACCCCTTACAGCTAAAGCGGATAAAACGTGCAGTAGCCGCAGGGATGACGTCTCCCACTGCACTCTTTATTGTGGGGTAGTGTAATGGTAGCACACTGGGCTCATAACCCAGGGATCTTAGTTCAACTCTAAGCCCCGCAACTATAAACTTATATTTTATGGAAGAAAGTACACTTTATGATTACGTGTTTCACTATAACACATTTACCAAGACTTGGGCAGCTATTCCACGTGATAAGTATACAGCATACTGGAGTGAACCAGATGTTCCTGGAGTATTGCGTAGTAAGTCTATTTCTACTCTTACAGAGTTATTAATAAAAACTGGCGGTGAAGTAAGTAAGATTGCAAAGCTAATTCGTGAAAAGTAATTACTACATAGAAGTTCCTACTTATGATAAAGGTCAATGGGACCTTACTACTTTTTATACAAGAGAAGAGTTTAGGGACTTCGTATTGTCTTGTTTTAAAGAACCTGGTAAATATCAGTTTGATGAAAGTAGTTTAATCTTTAATGCTGAAGCAAGAAAGTACCAGAAGAATGGATATTACTGTCCAGCTCCTGTAAAGACTAAAGATTTTATAAACTACTGGGATGATCAGAAACTGAAGTGTAAATCAGGCATTATTGTCAAAAACAACGACAATGTATGGTATATCAGTCGGGACTACTACATGTGGCTAAACTTTCTTCCTATCTATGACAAAGAAGAAAAACGTTTTGACTTTGCTAAAGTAAGAGACGCTCAGTATCACATGGCTTTATATGAGCTGCTTGCTGAATTACACTACAGGCACTCAGCTATTCTAAAAAAACGTCAGATAGCTTCTTCATATTTTCATGCTGCAAAGCTTATAAATATGTACTGGTTTGAAAATGGTGCTGTACTAAAAATAGGTGCTAGTCTTAAAGATTACATTTCAGAGAAAGGTACTTGGCGTATGCTTACTGAGTATAGAACTTTTTTGAATGAACACACTGCTTGGTATAGACCAAGTGATCCAGATAAAGTATTTTCTTGGCAACAACGTATTAAGGTAAGGATTGGAGGAAGAGATACACATAAGGGTAATAAATCTATTATTACTGGAACCTCTTTTGAAAAAGATCCAACAAATGGTGTGGGTGGTCCGTGTACTTACTTCTTTCATGAGGAGGCCGGCATTGCTCCAAAGATGGATCTTACCTATGAGTATATGAGACCAGCTATGCAGAGTGGTATGATTACCACTGGTATGTTTATTGCTGCCGGCTCAGTGGGTGATCTTGATGCATGTGAACCATTAAAACTAATGGTACTTCAACCAGAAGCAAATGATATCTATGCAGTAGATTCTAATCTTATAGACAAGGAAGGTACACTTGGAAAAACAGGACTGTTTATTCCTGAGCAGTGGAGTATGCCTCCCTTTATAGATGAGTATGGTAACTCAAAAGTTGAAGAAGCTCTAGAAGCAATCATAGAAGAAAGAATAAAATGGAAAAGAGATCTTACTCCTGAACAGTATCAGCTTCGTATATCTCAGAAACCAACTAACATAGAAGAAGCTTTTGCAACAAGAAAAGAATCTAAGTTTCCTCCGCATCTTGTATCTAAACAAATACAGCGTATACAGGATAAAGAGTATTCTGTTGAGTATTTAGACTTATCAAGAAATGCAGAAGGAAAGATCATAGATAAACCATCCAGGAAGATTCCTATTATGGAGTTTCCTATTTCTAAAAAGACAGAAGATAAAGAAGGTGTTATTTGTGTGTATGAGAGACCTGTAAAAGATCCTCAGTTTGGGATGTATTATGCATCGGTTGACCCGGTGGGAGAAGGAAAGACCACTACATCAGAATCTCTTTGTGCCATCTACGTTTATAAAAACCCGGTGGAAGTAATCAAAGATGAGGGCAATGGAAAGGTTACCAACATTATTGAGCGGGATAAGATAGTGGCAAGCTGGTGTGGAAGGTTTGATGACCTGAACAAAACTCATGAAAGACTTGAATTACTTATAGAATGGTACAATGCCTGGACTATAGTGGAGAATAACGTAGCTCTGTTCATCCAGTACATGATATCAAAGAAGAAACAGCGTTACCTGGTACCTAAAGACATGATTCTATTCTTAAAAGATCTTGGTGCTAACCGAAATGTATTCCAAGAATATGGCTGGAAGAACGTAGGAACCATTTTTAAAGGAAACCTCTTGTCCTATGGGGTTGAATATTTAAAAGAAGAGCTAGACCATGAAACCAAACCAGATGGAGAGATTGTAAAAACAATCTATGGTGTAGAGAGGATTCCGGACATCATGCTTCTAAAAGAGATGCAAGCTTACCAGGAAGGAGTTAACGTTGACCGGCTGGTAGCTTTTTGTGCTCTTATAGCTTTTGCAAAGGTTCAACAAGCCAACAGAGGACTGGCTAAACGTGTAGAGGTTAGCGAACAAAAGTTGGATAACTCCCAGAAATTTAGTAAATTAAATTGGGGACCTTTTAGACATATTGGGTCTTCTAGAAGAGATTCTGGCAAGTCTGGACCTCCTAGATCTCCTTTTAAAAATATAAGATGATCACTTATAGTGTTTTACCAGAACAAATTATGTTTTACTCAACCAATTCATTTGGTTGGGATATTACTTATAAGTATATAACTAATTAATTATCATGCAAGTATATAATGCTCTAGATCTGAAGGCTGGCAAAAAGGCCGACTATAACAAGATGGGTACTCTTACCCAGCCTATCCAGTTTCTTTC